TTTGAGATCCTTTCATTAATACTATTTCCTTATATGTAGTATGAGGACTTAAAGCGTCTGCAATAGGTTTTAGAAACGGAATTATATCCATTTTAAAACGCCCAGGCCTTGAGCTTGCTCCCTCTTGCAGAACAATGTTTTCTTCAGACCAAGTAGATAGACCCATATATTCCTTAACAGTTAGGTTTTCATGGATTTTATTAAGTATTTTTGATCCGTTTTTAGATATTTTCAATTTTATTATTATTTTTCTGAAAACTTATTTTCATATTCTACAATATCTTTCTGTAGATCCTTTAAAGTTATTCTTATTTCTTCGTCTAGGCATAGTTTGACTTGATTTTTATCAACTCCAAACTTTAAAAAAATTTGATCGGACATCCTCTTTGGCAATACTTCTATCTGCTTTTTTATATAGTTAGTAAACGTTTCAAATAGAAATTCTACTTCGCTAATTTGAATTAGTTCTTTTTGAAGTTCTAAAGCCTTTTGCCTAACTAGTTCTTTATCCCAGTAAGCCTTCTCTCTTTGGCTTTCAGCAATAGAAGGATATTCAAATTCGTCTTCTTTTTTAGAACTTGAATCTATCAATCCACTATCAAACATTTTGTCTATTTTTTTAGAATAAGTCTTATTTTTTAACATGTGATCAATCATTTCTTTTTTAAAATCATCTTCACTTGTTATGTAGCTTTTTTTATTTTTCCCATGATATATTCTCTTCAAACTTTTAAAATGATCCAACTCTCCACTTGATAATATACTATTTAAAAGCCTACGTTCAACATAACCTTCTAAAATTCTTGATAGATCTTCAATTTTTACAAGATTATATCCTTCTGTTTCGCTGTTCGACATATTCAAAATAAAATTTATATAACAAATTGATAAGTTCTGCCCTAGATTTAAATTTATCTACGATTTTTATATCATACCAAACATCTACCATAACATTATGATGTTCCTTATTCACTTGAACAAATTCTTCCAGAGTGTAAATAGGAGCATTATCAAAAAACAACTGACTTAATTTAAATAACATGAACTTCCTAAGTAAATAGGTATCTCTTTTAGTTTTAAAACCATCAGAACTCCTTGCATATATTCTGAATTGTGTTTTTTTTATTTCTTGATCCATTTTGTAAAAATACGAAAAAAATTCCACAAATGCAAATATATTTTTATAATATATTTTATAAAGATGTATTTTTTGCTCCTTTTTTATTATATAACTAAATTTGCATAATCATTTTTTATTATATGAACAAGAATAAAAGTAGTGTTAATAAAAAAAATAGTAATGTTAAAGACATATCTATTACAGAAATTCAAGACAATATAAACTCACTTGAGGGTGCAATTGCGGATCCAGAGAAAAGTATAAGATATGCTGATAAAGCTGTGGAAAACAGAAGTGTGGCAGATCAACTTATTGGTCTTAATTTAATGGGTGCACTTCAATTAATAGATGACGGAAAAAATCCTGTGCCCCCTACAGCAACGATGATTTCTAGAAGATTTTTTAAAAAATGAGTGTAGTAAAAGATTTATATAATTTAATATCTAATAAGATAAAAGTTTCGGCTGATAGATCGAAAATTGAATCTATTGGAATAAATAATAAACTTAAATACATAAAAGAAAGACAAAATTATATAAATAATTTCTATGGTTCCACAACAAAAGATTCTATTAGTGGATTTTCAGTAGTTAAAGATGGTAATATTTTTGTAGATCCTGTAATTAATCATGATATTGTTGATACTAACAATAGAGGGATCACAAAATATAACCCGTCTTTAAAAGCTGGTGTAGATAGGCTATGTACTCTAGTGGTAGAGGAAGGAATAAGAGGAAAAATTATTGGGAGATGCTCAAAAAAAAGTGTTGTGTTAGAGAAACAGTTAGATTTCTTAAACAATTTATGGCTTGAATTTACTGAGGCATCTGATTTTGTGGATGATTCTTCTTTTGAACATATTCAATTCTTGGCTTTTAGAGAGGTAGCAATGAATGGTGAATGTTTTATTGTTAGAAAGCTGAAAGCATATAAAAGCAAAAAAGAAAATCACGAGAAATTTAAATTAAAAATCCAGATATTTAGTAAGTACAGTCTATGGAATGAATTAACATTTATAAACACTTCTAATCCAGAAAATACAATTCCAAAAGAATTAAATGCATCTAACTTTGAGATTGATTTTGAAAAAACAAAAACAATGAATAAGGAGGGTAGGTTAACGGCGGGAAATTTCACAAGAAACGGAATTGTTTACTCTCCAGATTATCAACCTATAGCTTATTTATTTAAGAATACAACTAATGGATTCAATACCGATGGTAGATTTTTGGAAATACCAGCAAGTGAAGTAGCACATGTTTACTTCTTTAAAGAAGCAAATAAGAGAAGAGGTATTCCGTTTATTGAGGGCGGAGGATATGTGTTAAAATACGCAGATGATTTCTTTAAGTCAACTTTAGAAAAAAACAATCTTGCTTCTAAATTTGCATTTGGTATAGAAAAAAACCTTGATGATCAACAGTCTTTAGATAGATACGCATCAACATTTAGTCAGCCTAGTGGTTTTAGTGCAAGAGAGGCTTTTGCACAATCGGCGGCTGGAATATTACAAAATGATGCTGAAGCAGCTGCTATTGATTATAATAATGATTATGCAAGGCAAATAGCTTTAGATTTAAAACCAGGGCAAAAACTAACTCAATTTCATGCACCCGACAATAAGGATTTTGTGGAAATAATGAAATCTATGAATCAATACGTTGCAAATGCTCTAGGTATTCCATATGAGTTAGTAAGTGGGGATTGGTCTCAATTAAATTATAGTGGAGGGAAAGCGGTATTTGAAATATTCAAAAAACAAATATATGTTTATCAAAAGCATGTCATTATTTCAAAAATTTGCAAGCCAGTGTCTAATTGGTTTTTAGAGTGGGCAGAAGATGCTTTAGACGTAAAGGTTTTTAACAAACAAGAGATACTTCCTAAATTTAAATGGATTTCTCCAATTTTAGGTTCTTTAGACCCAACTAAAGACGCAGAAGCTACGATAGCAAAAATAAAATCAGGTCTTATGTCTCCATCGATGGCGATTGCAGAAGAAGGTAGAGATTGGGAAGACACAATACGAGATATTAAAAAAGATAAAATGGCTTTAGATTCTATTGGAGTTCATTTATATGAACTTAAACAGAAACCATTAAAAACTGATGATTATTTAAAAAAAGACACTCAAAAATGACAGAAAAAAAAGAACATTTAATTAACGAACATACAACTCATTCAAGATCTCATAAGAACATGAGAGAAGAAAAAGTTGAGTTTAACAGCATTGATGTAGAAAGTAGAACTATTGAATGTATTTATGCTACAGAGCGACCTTATAGAAAGTTTTTTGAAGAGCTAGGCGATACATATGAAGAGATACTAGTTAATCGTTCAAATAATGATATTGATATAACTAGATTGAATGAATCTGCACCATTGCTGTATAATCATACACCTGAATTACAGATAGGAAAAGTTGAAAGAGCGTGGGTATCTGACGACGTATGCTGTGCAGTTGTTCGTTTTGCTGATTATTCTCATATACCTTTTGAAGAAAGGACTGATTTAATGAAAAAAACAGAAGAGATATGGGAGCAAGTTAAACAAGGTATTCGTAATAACATCTCGTTTGGATATGAATATGCTCTTGGAGATCCTCTAAATACAAAAATAGATGATTTTCATAAAAAAATATACGTAAAAAATAGGAGAGACATTGAAATATCTATTGTAGATATTCCAGCAGATTCAGGAGCTCAATTTAGAGCAAAAACAGAAACAAATTTAAATACAAAAGCAAAAATGACAGATCAAAACATTGATGAAGACTTCATAAAAATGCTTCCAGAACTCATCGGAATGGAAGATCATGAGGATGAAGAAAAGCTAAGAGGGCTTGGAAATTCCGATGAGGAAACCGAAAAAAACATAAAATCTTACAGAGATTTCATAGAAGAGATGGAAGACATCCGCTCTTATATGAAGTCTGACATGGAAGATGAACATGTTAAAAATCACCTTATTAAGATGGGGAAAAGCGATGAATATGCTGAATCTTATCTTAAATACAAGGCAATGAAAGGAGATACAGCTCAGTTTAGTGCGGACCAACATAAAGATAAGCAAGAACAAGACGGAAGTATTCCAGCTGTTCAAGATGCTGAGAAAAGTTTGTCAACTAGATCTAAAACATCAACAAAAGATGAAACTTCAGAAATTCTAAAATATTCCCATCAAAAAGGAATTGAAGACACAATTGCTACAAGTTTTATTAGATCAAAATCTAACCCAACTCTTGCTCAGTATAAAGAGCATTTACTGGAAAGTCAATATAAAAATACATCAAAATATACAGTGGATAATATAAAAGTAACACGACAATTAGATAAAAAAGCTGTTGTAAAAAGGGCTTTATCAATAGCTGCTGGAAGTTCTGCTAAACTAAATGATTCTCATGCAGAAGGAGCAGCACAACAAATTGCAGGAAGTAATAAATTTTCCTCAGCATTAGACTTCATGGAAGTTGATGGAGGAATGAAACGTGGAGAAAGTGGAGATCAATATCTACACAGAGTTTACACAAAAGCTTTAAATGGCGGTAATTCAGAATGTACTAATGCAGTATTGGATATTATCAATGCCGCTACATCTAATGTAAATCAAGCTACAAAATTAGCTTCAAAATCTTTTACTAAGCAGATTATGTCTGATTCAGTAGAAAATGCAAAGAGAGAATATAAAGGAGGTTTAAGTAATTCGTATATCTACAATCTACGTAATTTAACTTCAAGTGATCTTGGAATTTCTACCGCCTCGGTCAATCAAGCAGACGTTCCATTCATTGCTCCTAACTGGCCCGACATGATGGAAATGTTTAATGCAAGACCGTTTATTAGTAAAGAGCCTCAGTATGATCGACCTAGTTATATTAACATTAAATATAATGGGGCTTTATTTACAGAAACACCAGAACTGTCAAGAGGTAAACAAATGCAACAATTGAACTACTCGACAATTGGAACTATGAAGAGGTATAGTCTCTCTATAGATCATTCTTGGGAAGCTATGTTAGCGGATGTTATGGACATTATTCCTCACATGCAGTCTCAGTTTTCTAATGGATACGAACTACGCAGAAATGCAATTATTGGTTCAATTTTATTTGGAGTTAATCCAGATACTGGGGCTACATTTGTCCCAACTTATCAAAAACTTTCAAAATTAACACAATACGGTTTGCCTGATTTTGCAAGCCAAACTACAAGTAACTTTTGGACAGCATTACCAGGAAATGACATAAGTGATCCTACTTCTAATAAATCTAATTGGCTGAGTGGTTGTGATTTAAATATTACTAATTACAATTTAGCTGTCAAATTAATTAGAAAACAAGCTTTTACGCTTAACCAAGGGGATAGAATTATTCCATATAAATTTGAACCTCAATACTTAATTGTTCATCAAGATGATTATGAAACAGCTTTAAATATTTTCAAAGAAACATATCCAATTATTGCGAATGTTGATCCTAAAGTATTTAATCCAGCAGCTCCTTCAGCTCCTCAAGGTTTTGCTCAAGGGTTAGCACAACCATTAGCCAAAATACCTATTTTAACTTATCGTGAGGGTGATTTCAATATTGAAGAAGGAACTGGAGATCATTCTTGGTTCGTAACTTCTGTTCCAACTCAAGCTTCTGCTATCTATGATATGCGATGGGCTATGGAAGAAGGTATTGTTGTTCAAAATCGATTTATTAACGAAGAATTAAGATTTGCTACTTCAGCTTATGCTTATTCTGGAATTGGCTTTGGAATCCCACAAGCAATTATCAGAGCTACTCCAACTAATATCAGTCCATTTAAATCTGGTAATGAAAGAGGTGAAGAAGCTGCTGCGTTATATAGCGAAAGTAAAAGAGGAAGAAAACCAAATACTCAAGAATAATTTTTTTTAAACATTAAATAATAAAAAATCATGGCAGTAAATATTAGAGAAACATCAGGTTTCTATCAAACAATACCAATCGTACCAGCTGTAAACTTGACTTCTGGTCAACTGTTTGTGTATGGCACAACAAATATCTTATGTGTTGCAGAAAAAACTTACTATGCAATTGATGTTCTTGGCAATGTAAATACAGAAGGTGTAACAGCTGCTGTAGAATGTGTAGTTGAGATTGGTCAAACAGCTGCACAAACAGCATTAGCTTTAGGAGCACAAGTAAAATTTAATTTTACAACACAGCTTATTGACAGCACAGCTGCTGGAGTTATTGGTACTGTTATTGCTTATAACACCATCAATAACAATTATACTGTGAAATTGTTTGCTTACTTAAATGGAGTTCCAACTGTAGCTTAGTTAAAAGACAAATCAGTTTTCACATGCCTAGACATTTTGACATCGCCAGAGATAAAATATTAATGCCTAAAATCTATAATAAATTTGGATATATGGCTAATTATTATGATATATCTGGTGATGAGCAAAATATACCAATATTAAGAAGGGACGAACACTGGGTAATTGACATGGACTTAGGGTTTAAGATAATAAAGCATTCTGTTTACTTAGAGTTTGATTATAACGATTTTTTATTTCATAACTATATGGATAGCTCTAGTAATGCAAGTACTTTATATTTAAATTATCCTGACATAAATGTTTTTTCTCCTTATCAAATTCAAAAAATACTAAGAATATGGGACGGAACGAGATGCCTAGGTCAGGTACTACCAGCTTAATAGAAGATATAGTTGATTTATTACATGCTTGGGGACAATCCTGTTTTTCAGAGATAACACCCAATGTCAACGGTAAATTTTTTCGTGAAGATACATCTTCTGAAGAAAATCAGAATGTGAACTTTATGTTTAAGGTTTTGCCTGCACATCAAACAACAAGTTACGATGAAAATTCATCTGGTCTTGCTAATTCTTGGATGTTAAATAAGAAATTCAATGTTGTAATAGAAATCACGTCTAGGTATTTGTATGCTAAAGATGATAATCAAACCCAAAGACCTTATGGAGGTGTTTTTTTGTATGAGGAAAGATTTACTAGATATGTAGAAGATCAGAAGAGACAAATATTTGACCTTTTTAAAACAAATCAATTATTATATAGTGTCTTTAGGATTGCTTCCTCGTTGAGACTGGTAGGAGTTCCTCAAGTTGAAATGAATACTGAAGAAGACATAAAAAAGATTATGATATTTTATGAAACTTTAAATTTCAATGTTTATAATCCTATTTATGCTACGAATAGTATAACGATGCAGCAATTCATAATTGATTATGTTATTAATCAAAATTTAAGTAGAACAATAAAAAATAAACAATAAAAATGGCATTTGTACCCAATCATGGCGTTCAGACACAAACAGCTAACACAGCCGCTGCCTTTGTACCTCTAGGACTAAATAATAATATTTTTTTAATAGGAATTGCAGATGTAAGCGAAGTAAATACTTTACATCTTGTTAAAAATAAATCAGACGCTACTTTTTTTGGTGCTGAAAATCCAGCTTTTACTATTCCAAATGCCCTTAGGGTTATTCAGGATATTTCAAATTGTAATATAATTGTAGTAAATGTATTTAATTCAACTTCTCATACCACTAGTATTTCTGCCGAATCAGTAGTTATTACTAATGGATCTATACCAACTTCACAAATAATATATACTTTAAATTCAGTTAAAAGTTCAGACGGTACAACAACTTATATTCTTGGAACCGATTATAACTACACTGTTCAGTATGGTATTCAGATAATAGCTGGCGGAGATTTATCTGATGGAGATGCTGTAAAAGTAGATTATACATATGTTGATCCTACAAAAGTACAGACGAGTATAATTGGCGGAGGAACGCCAGGTAATTACACAGGAATGAA